CTTCCACCGGAAACGAATGAGTCGTCCGTGACCAAGATGGTGTCTGTTTGGGACTGTGTGCACAATTGCCATGCGAGGGAGGCTCCCTTTGTTGCATTGACCGCGGGTGCTTCCCCGACTGAATCCGAAATTGCTAGCTGGACGGTGTGAATCCGTAGCACTTCGGGCTTCGAGGACCCGAGATTCGTATAACTGCCGAGATCGACTTCTGTCTGCTTGTACAAACCCGCGTTTCCTATGTTCACTGATGCTCTAATCCAAAATGTGTTCTTTACCATGATCTCCGGCTCGCATGGTGGCTTATGATAATTTCTGGTTGGAAAAATTAACAAAATGCCCACGTGGGGGGGCTTGCCTCCCCGGACGGGGGCCAATCTTCATATCCCCTCACCCAATGGGAGGGATAGTTATCCCAGCCGGCAGGCTACCTCGGAGATACGAAGTAGTAGACGCAGGCGCGAGAAATCGGCTTCGCCGATCTCTTGCCTACCCTCTACTTGGGTTAATATTAGTGATATTGCATAATAATATTAATAAGTAATTAGCTAATCGGATAGATCACATGGCGAAAAGCGATGAAAGTGAAAGTGAAATAAGAATGAAAGTGAAAAAGGGCACGAAAAAGGACCCTGATGGAAATTGGGGGTGCTGTATGGACAAGCAAGGGGTTGTTTTCTGCCAATGGTTGATCCATAGGCATCTATTCTGCAACAGTGGATGCACTTGGGAGGTAGTAGAATGAGAAAAGGGCCTATAGAGGAACATAGAACCAGTTCAACCCCCCGCGCTTACCCTCCATCAAAAAAGTCTCTGAGCTCCCTCAGAATGGATTCTAGGGCATACTTTTTTTCAGAGGTGCCTCTATGAGATTTCCTTGCAGACTCTGCAACGATAAATCGGATTGTAGGACGATTGTGACCCACAACACCCATTGGTGCAAGACCTGTTACCTCTGGAGGAAGAGCTATCGAAGATCCTCTGAGAGAATCGCTCTGAGACTACCTCCAGGACGAAAAGTAGGAAGGCCCCCCAGACTAGCTTGGAAGTTCGACCCATGGACAGGGGAGAGGATCGAATGAGCATGAGGGAAATTTGGAGAGGGGAATGTTCAGAATGTGAGATGGCCGTCGAATGGGAACCCGGATACGGGTGGCAATGCTGTTGCATACCAGAGGAGATGAAATGATGGCGAAAGTGAATAAGGCATACAGCTTGGACTTCGAGACTGTGGAGCTCCTAGAGAAATATTGCTCGGCATCTGACAATTGGAAGAAGAACATCTCCCGTTCCAAGGTGGTCAACGATGCGATTGTCTGGTTTCTGAGAGGTGACACAGCTGAACTCGTGCACAACAACGAGAGATTGATGGAGGCAGTGGCTAGAGCGAACAAAGAGATCATGGGACCAGAGCCGACAAGTCGACCGTGGTGGCGTCGGTTGCTCCTAGGGCAATAGCGAGAAGAACAACCAGCACCCCAACGAGCCGAGACCAATACCATAGGAGAGCAGGGTCGCTTGCAATTGGGTCATCCTTGATGCTCATTGAGGCCCAGCCTGTGAGAGGTTTTCGACTAGAATGCCTGCTCCATCCCATGCCGCGAACTCATATTTCTCTAGGATGATTTGATAATTCATCAGGGTTGCCTCTCCCGTAGTATATGCTTGAATCCATAAGTCTTCAATAGCCATGTTATCAGGTCGGTGGTTCGTATATCTATCCATAGTATTTGCTCCCCATTGGACACAGAGGGCCCATGCGATTTCCTGTGCGTCCGACCAATCCCATGTTCCTAACGTGGACTTTGGCTCAGTTGAAAGGATTGCTGACAAATCTTCCGCAGTTGTAGGTACATCTCCACATATCTCGAATTTGACTACCCTATATCCTGTTGTGAATTTACCATCCCAGAGCTGTATCCTATTCTCTGACCCCTTGTATGTTCCGGTATCTATCTGTCCCATTAGCACCCTTGTACCGTCCTTAACTCTCTTCATCTGCCTCGCCTCCTGATCTGGTGTGCCTTCCTCATGACCTTGGCTTGTGACCATCCCTTCTTGAATGAACCATTCTTCTTCCTAGCCATCGAGTTCGCCTTCTTCAGTGCTGATGCCATTCCCTTGAGTGGGGTTCCCTTCCTCTTCGGTCTTGATCGCCTGCGTTCCGATAGCCTGGTCCCCTCAGATTCCCTCTCTGAGGACTGCATTCGTAGGAGGGCTTGGTATTCCTCCATAGTAAGGCGTACTTCCGCCATCCTAATCACTGCTGGGAGACAGCCAAGGAGACTGCGTTAGCCTTGCTCATTGCCTCTGTGGTGCACTCTAGCATTACGGAGATATAGACATCCTCTGCGAACTCGGCACCGGCCTTTCCACCAAGGAATAGTGAAGGTACTGCGATTACATATCCAGCCATGTAGTCCTGAGGTAGAAGTGTGCTCTCCCATGCTTGGTTCGGGGGTAGCGTGTCGGTTGAGTCGTCATTTCTTAGGCCTGCTCTTCCACCGGAAACGAATGAGTCGTCCGTGACCAAGATGGTGTCTGTTTGGGACTGTGTGCACAATTGCCATGCGAGGGAGGCTCCCTTTGTTGCATTG